TTATTTTATTTTATTATTTATTTCTAACCATATATCAAACACTATGGATAGAAAGAAACTAATTGATGAGGGTCCATTTGGCATATTCAAACACTTTAAAATCGATGGGGAACAAGTATTTTATCCGCGATATGCATTTTCCATTTCTGTGATGGCAGTATTACTTATTTTTGCGGGAGTGACAATTGGTGCGTCTTTGGAGAGATTCATGCCCAAATTCGATGATACTAAAACTAAACCAGAATTATTGGTGGAAATAAGTCTTCAAATTGCATTGATTGTCACGCTCACATATTTATTTCGCGAAATAATTTCTAAGACAATAAAGAAATATTTTGGTAAGTATATATTTGGTTCGCCTGATAAGTTCGCGGTTTTAGTCGTGGCACCAACTATGTTTTCTCAGCAAGATTCATTATTTGACAAGATAGATTACGTTTGGAAAAATGTGAGAGAGGCAGAACCCAATATGTTTTAATCATTTAAATGAAAGTAAGAATATGTTTTTGTATACGAGGAAAGGCATCACCATCAAATATTTTTTTCAGCCATTTGTCACAAAAAATATAATGTACAATGCGTGTTCTTATCTCGAGGTTATCTCGTACTTCTTCAATTATATTAGATAAATCACATTTTAATCCCCAATGACATAATATACTTTCACAACACATACATTCATAATAAATTCCGATATTTCGTAGAAATTTTGGCGGTACATGTAGTATTTTATCGTAGGACATATTATTGAGGTAAACTGTTGGTGTATTCCAAGGATAACTTTTATTTATTTTGATACTAACAAATACTTCTTTGGTTGATGTTTTTAAGAAAAAATCTACTTTCTTATTATCAAAATCAATGATTTGTAATTGATTAGCGTGTTTGAAAATAGGTTTATTTTTCCATTTACCAAAGAGATGAAATTCCAATTCTTTTTTCAATCTTCTATTTTGAATAGAATTTATTTTTTCTATCATATCTTGATAATTCATCATATCTTGATAATTCATGATATCTTGAGAATTCATGATAGTAACAAAGTTATATATTAGACTTAAAATAATTTTATATGTGAATTAAAACATAAAATTATTTATGTTCTAAGGTGTTCTAGTTCTAAATCACTTAGTTGTTTTATTTGTCTATAAAATTTGTATATTTTCCCATTAATTAGAGTAAGTATAAGGCACGCAAAAATGATGAAATTGAAATATAATGTGAATATGTGACTAGAGCGAAAACTAGGTGGTGTATTTAAAATGGTTTGTACGTAGAAATGACATCTGGTAATATTTGCTATGGTATAATAAATTAGGAAAACTAGAATAAATTTCTCATTATAGCGTTTGGCACCGAAATAACCAAAAAAAAACATTGGTAATAAAATTAAATAATAATGATTTAGCGTGCCAATACTAGCTGACAAGAAAATATCCATTATTGAAATATTTTTTATAAGTGAAGCATTTTCTCGACATTTTTCCATTAGTGCAGTTGTTGTAACATTTCTTTCTAAATCTATTTCATTTTGTCTCATAGGTTCCATATTTATTTCGTTGTCAATTCTTCCTGAATTGGTCCTACTTGTTCTTCTTCCGATATTTCCTGATATCATATTCATCGATTGGACTATATTTGCGAGTTGAATTTTAATTAAATTATGTGGGAATTATTTAATTCACTTTGGTTAAATAATTATGACGAAAATTAGAAACAATATTAACTGACGACAATATATGGAAGATACTTATTTCAATTATAAAAAAAATGAAAATTATGAAAATGATGAAAATGAGAAACCATTGATAGATGAATGTAATATATGTCTGACAAGGAAAAAAATAGACTTTACATGTTATACCTGTAAAACGTGTAAAATATGTAAGAAGTGTATGTATAAATACAAGATATATAAAAGAGAACAGTGTCCTACGTGTCATGGTGTGGATTGGTTACGTTGTGCATTTTTTGAATTTGACGCCGTTAATAACATTGAATCGAGTATAAAAGAAGAGGAAATTATAGACGCGGAAAGCACAGATGAAGATATAGAAAATATGGGAGATAGAGAATATATGGAGAGAGAAAATAGACTAAGAGAAGAAGAACACCAAATAAATTTGATAATGTCGCAATATTTAGAAAATCGCGTATCAGACCAATTTTCTATTCATGTATTGAATGACACAGCACATTACCAGAGTCTGGGATCGCCAAATAGTAGGGAAGGAGAAACAACGCATCTGAGAGGAAACCTTTCGCAAATAAGTAGAAGACGAAGATGCGAATGTAATTTATATACATCGATATTCTATATTATTGTAGGTGCTATCACAATATATTTGGTTACTTTATTGGTACTGGAAATAATCTATAAAGTTTAAAAAATAAAAAAAAAATCAATTAAAATAAATTAAAAAATAGATGTTCTTAATTTATTTTGTATTTATTAGTACATTATATTAATTATCCCATTCAATCACCCACATAGTGGCTCTGGAGGTATCTCTCCAATTTTGTTTTCTGATTTCATTGTCTAGTTCTCCAATATCGATTCTTTTTAAATACCATTTAGACCTAGGTCCCGCCTTAACGATAATATTGGCTCGAATTTCATGAGCCAATATTATCATATTTTCCAGAGTAAATGTTTTATCAATGCCTGCTTTTCCAACTCTCCCGACACCATTTAGTGGTTCTAATGATGAAGAGTTATATCCAACATCGACACCTTTCATTCTCCGCAAGTTTAAAACGTGTTCCATTATATAAAATAAATAATAGTATTGTATTAATCTTTTCTAAAAGATTAATAAAGAAAATTAAGTTTCGATTTTATCTCACTCATCGTCATTAATTGTAAATCATAGCAAAGACATTATCAATATCATTTTTATCTCTCGACATTGGTGCGGGATGATTCATCCACCATGAACACATTTGTCCGATTCGTATTTTGGTATTGTATCTTAAGGTATCGTTTACTATTTTATCACTATCTTTCTTAATTCGCCACATACTGCAATAAATATCTCCTGCTACTTGATGATAACTCTCGGGAGTATTTGGCAAATCTTCGATAATAACAGGATAAGCAGTATTGGTAGGTTCGGATGTCCACGTCCCTTGTTTATTTCGAGACAGAGTAAAGAGAGCGCCATTTGCTACACGACTATAAGATTTGTTGCAACAGAATGTAGGATTTTTGTGCCCTCTTGGTTTAGCCCAATAAGCTTCATTTTTTGGGACATTCGCTGAATTTGTCATACCCATATCTAACGGAAATGTGTCATTTTTTTCACTGAATAATTGAACGTAGAATCCGTGGGAATACACTATGGGAGTTTTTTGTTTTTCACCGTAATTCCAACCGATGGGATTTTTATACATTCTACCGAAATCATTGCTTTCTTTTTCGGAGACTTTCCATCCGCCTCTCGTGACGATTTTAGTAATGCGGAGCCAAAGTCCATTTAGTGGAGAAATAACCGATTCAATGTTGTCATTAATGAAATTACTGCAATAAATTTCACGATCTTTTGTCCCCAAAAGTTTACATAGTGGGGGGACATTATCTCCTTTTATGGTGAGTTCATTGTATTTTTGAATACTTTCGGGTGTCACGTTACTCGCATTTAATGCGTTCACCAAAATTTGTTGAATGGTGTAAGGGTCGTATTTGAAATAACGCCGATGCTTTGAAATAGAAGTGGTAGTGGGCAAATCGGAAAGGCCGGTAGATACAACCTGAAATTCGTCGTCATTGTCTTCTTTACATCCGAGATTTTGTAAAGTTTTCATTAATTTGACGTATTCATTTTCTTTTAAAAACCCAGTATGACATTTGGCGTGCAAACTCCCTAGAATTTTATACGCTTTTTCATTAATTTGTTCGGGTGTATCTTTGTCTACCTTTGTATTATTACATAAACCAGAATCGATTGGGAAAGAATTCCCTTTCGTAGCATTATCCGATGAACCTAGGATTGTTGAGCCTATTATTTCGGAACCATTGTCAATACTGGCTTGAAATCCATCAAATTTGTGATTGCTCACACCTCTGGGGAAAGATACAGAATCAAACGGCTTAAAATCCTTGGCTTGGATATTTAATTGTTTCTGAGTCACAGGTTCTTCTGTTACTTTTTCGTTTTTTGTGTTTTTCTTTTGATCTGGTGATGACATATTATTAGATATGTTTTAAACTAAGTCTTTATACTGTTTATGTGTTTATATTATCTCTATCTTTTAAGAAAAGATAGGGATAAAAAATAAAATTCGATTTCTCACTCTTTTCTCTTTCATAATGCCGAGGCATTATGAAAGTAAAACCGTGGGGCAAAAGCGTTTAATTGTTTTGAATGAACTTTTACCAAAAGTTCAGTTTTGAATGAACTTTTTATTTACAAGGCTTCAACATGTAATAATGCTTAAAAATATACAAACCAAGAAAGTATAAGTAGCATCTTTTTCTAAGTAGAAGTAAAGAGCTTCAATCAAATAAGACAATGACACCATACCATGATTTTGTTGTAAAATACGCATGAAACCGTATAGAAGAGCGAAATAAATATAATCATCGCTGACGTCATATTGAGACCAACAACTCCAACCAAAAAATTTATGTGACAATGCCATTAAAATGTCGAAAATACCGTTAATGAAAATAAATGAATAAACCGCGTGGGGTTCGGGTAAAATGATGGAAGAATTATCTAAATCGATACGAACCATTGTATATTATCTTATTTAATTGTTTATCTCACTTATTCAAGTTATATTGCTTATCTTTTAAAAAAATAACACATAAAACGTTTAAGTGATTATTGTATTTTATTTTTTTGAAAACTTTCAAGTCCAAGCAATTTTTTAGTGGTGATATATTCTTTATTTCGAGATAATTCACGTTTGTAGAAATTTCCAAACATATTTATCATTAGTGTCGAAATAGACATATATACCCCAAATGCTTCCATTGTAAATTCTTCGTAAAACACACTCATTATTGCTACCATGATACAAGAATAGAATTGCAGTAATTGAAATTCAGTAAGAAGTAATTTATAATTTCGCAAGGAAGGATATAGTGGTGCGAATAAATAATATGAATACATTAATACGTGTACGAAAGAATTTATTAATAATTGATGCATATATATCCCCGCTTTATCCGGTATCGCGTTTAACCAGTAATGAAAGGGATATGGCATAATTACGTGATGAACACAATGTAACCAACTTAATTGCTTTTTTGATTTTTTCATGACAATTATGGCAGTGTCTACCCAGTCAATATATTTTGCGATCAAATATAAATTAACACAGTGTGTTTGCCAACTCATTTTTGAATGTACTAGACCCAGACACCTTTCAATAAAATGATAAATTTCTCCATTCCATGGAACCGATGAATAACCAATTATGATTTTAAATACAATAAAAGAATTAAAACAAATCTGGAATAAATTATAACTTTTTACAATATTAGAAAATAGAAGGGATTTTTTAATTTTTTCCGATGTTTTGTTGGGTATTAGTCTTTCCGAATAAACCAAGGTCATATATAATAGAGATGCTAAGTAACGATTCATGTTTAAAAAAAAATGTTCTTAAACTTTTAAATTGTTTTGAAATTTCGTTAAATTAAACAGAAATAATAATGGTAATAAAATTAA